GGCCCGATTGATAGTTTATTTATTGATAACTGTTTGGCTGCTGGTGGCGCAGATTTATTCTTAAATAATAAAATTTCTAATGAAGAAGTTACATATATATTTGACAACGAACCTAGAAATAGAGAGATAATAAAAAGAATGTATAAGGTGATTGAGGGTAATTATAATATAGTGATTTGGCCAAAAGAGATTCAATCTAAAGATGTAAACGATTTAATTATGTCAGGAAAAACAATTTCTGAAGTGAATGATATTATAAGTAGCAACACATATTCAAAACTATCTGCACTAACTAAACTAAATGACTGGAAAAAAATATGACAAAAGAAGAATATATAAATGTAGTAAAAAGAGGTGAGCGTGGTAAAGAGCTTTTAAATATTGAAAAGATACACGAAATGGTTGAGTATGCTGTTGAAGATATATCAGGTGTGTCATCATCACAGGTTGAGATGAATAGTGGTTTACAGTTTTATGATGGAATATCTACAGATGAAATACAAAAAATTTTAGTTAAGTCAGCAGCAGATTTAATATCGTTAGAAAATCCAAACTATCAATTCGTTGCCGCTAGACTATTACTTTATTCATTAAGAAAAAAAGTTATCAATCGTTTATGGGACCATCCACACATTTTTGAACATACAAAAAAAGCTGTAGAAAAAGGGGTTTACGATCCAGAAGTTTTGAACAAGTATGATAAAAAAGATTTTGACAGAATGGAAAATTGGATTAACCACGAAAGAGATTACACATTTACATATGCTGGGTTAAGACAAGTTATTGACAAGTATCTAGTACAAGATAGAAGTACAGAAGAAGTATTTGAAACTCCACAATTTATGTATATGTTAATCTCTGCAACTATTTTTCAAAACTATCCAAAATCAAAAAGGATGACATATGTTAAAAAATATTACGATGCTATTTCAACTTTTAAAATCAATATTCCTACACCCGTTATGGCTGGGGTTCGTACTCCTCTTAAGCAGTATGCTAGTTGTGTCCTTGTTGACGTAGATGATACTTTACCTAGTATATTCTCTGGCGATATGGCTATAGGTAGATATGTTGCTCAAAGAGCAGGTATTGGTATCAACGCAGGTCGTATTAGAGGTATTAACAGTAGAATTAGAGGTGGTGAAGTACAGCATACAGGTGTTATACCATTTCTAAAAAAGTTTGAGGCAACTGTAAAATGTTGTACACAAAATGGTGTAAGAGGCGGTTCTGCCACAGTACACTTCCCTATCTGGCACCAAGAAATAGAAGACATCATAGTATTAAAAAATAACAAAGGTAGTGAAGACAATAGAGTTAGAAAATTAGATTACTCTATACAATTGTCAAAACTATTTTATGAAAGATTTATTAATGATGAAGAAATAACTTTATTCTCACCACACGAAGTACCTGAACTATATGAAGCTTGGGGAACACCACAGTTTGATGAACTGTATGAAAAGGCAGAAAGAAAAACAAGTGTATTCAAAAAGAAAATATCAGCACAAGAATTATTTTTTGATATATTAAAAGAAAGAGCAGAAACTGGACGTATCTATATTATGAATATAGATCATTGCAACGACCACTCATCATTTAAAGATTTAGTTAGAATGTCAAATCTATGCCAAGAAATAACATTACCTACTGATCCAATACAACACATAGATGGTGATGGTGAAATAGCACTTTGTATTTTATCAGCTATTAACGTAGGTAAAATTAATTACTTGGATGATTTAGAAAACTTATGTGATTTAGCAGTTAGAAGTTTAGATGAAATAATAGATCATCAAAGTTATCCTGTTAAGGCAGCTGAAATATCTACAAAGGCAAGAAGAAGTTTAGGTATTGGTTACATAGGACTAGCACATTACTTGGCTAAAATGAAAGTTGGTTACAATGATAAACAAGCTTGGAAAGAAGTTGACGAATTAACAGAATACTTCCAATACTATCTATTGAAGGCTAGTAACGAACTTGCTAAAGAAAAAGGCAGATGTGAATACTTTGATAGAACAAAATATTCCGATGGTATCTTACCAATTGACACCTATAAGAAAGAGGTAGATGAGATTGTAAATCGTAAACTATCTTTGAATTGGGAAAAATTGAGAAAAGATATAAAAGCAACTGGGCTCCGACATAGCACACTCTCAGCCCAAATGCCATCAGAATCCTCTAGCGTGGTTTCAAATGCTACCAACGGCATTGAACCACCTAGAGATTATTTAAGTGTTAAGAAATCTAAAAAAGGTCCACTAAAACAAGTTGTGCCAGATTATCAAAGACTTAAAAACTTCTATACATTATTATGGGATATGCGTGAGATGACTGGATATATAAATATCGTTGCAGTAATGCAGAAGTATTTTGACCAAGCTATAAGTGGTAATTGGTCTTACAATCCAGAAAATTACGAAGACAATCAAGTACCTGTATCAGTAATGGCACAAGACTTATTGACAACGTATAAAATGGGTTGGAAAACAAGTTATTATCAAAACACATACGATGCTAAAAAAGACATTGACGAACCTGCACATCCAATAGGGTTTGTTGATAACGTACCTGAAGATGATAAACCTAAACAGGAGGACGAGAATTGTGACTCGTGTACAATTTAATGGCTAAAAGTGTATTTAACAAAGACAAAAATTTAGACGTTACAAAACAGTTAATGTTTTTTGGACCTGATCTATCTGTACAAAGATATGATAATATGAAGTATCCTATTTTTGATAAACTAAATCAGCAACAGTTAGGATATTTTTGGAGACCAGAAGAAGTGTCTTTACAAAAAGATAGAAACGATTATCAAACATTATCTGAACAACAGAAGTTTATTTTTACTTCTAATCTAAAGTACCAAACTATGTTAGATAGTGTACAAGGTAGAGGTCCTTGTCTAGCATTTTTACCATTTGTATCATTACCAGAAGTAGAAGGTTGCATTGTAACTTGGGATTTTATGGAAACAATACATAGTAGAAGTTACACATACATTATTAAAAATTTATATTCTGATCCTACAGAAGTTTTTGATACTATCATACAAGACGAGAAGATAGAAAAGAGAGCAGCTAGTGTAACTAAAACTTATGATGATCTAATCAAAATGGGTTATCAATGGACATTAACACCAGATAAAGTTGACTTGTACGAGTTAAAGAAAAGATTATATCTAGCAATGGTGACAGTAAATATACTAGAAGGTTTACGTTTCTATACATCTTTTGCTTGTAGTTTTGCTTTTGGTGAATTAAAATTACTAGAAGGTTCAGCAAAAATCATATCATTTATTGCTAGAGATGAAAGTCAACACTTGGCTATGTCACAAAGAATTATTAATAACTGGAAAGACCACGAGAATGATAAAGATATGACAAAGATTATCAAAGAATGTGAGAAAGAAGTTTATAAGATGTATGATGATGCATTGAATGAAGAAAAGAGATGGGCATCTTATCTATTCTCAAAAGGTTCTATGATAGGTTTATCAGAAAAACTATTACACCGATTTGTAGAGTATATGGCAAATAGAAGAATGAAAGGCATACAATTAAATCCACAGTATGACCAGAAAACAAATCCTTTACCTTGGGTAGAACATTGGTTAAATAGTAGGTCAACTCAAAACGCTCCACAAGAAACAGAAATTGAATCATATGTAATTGGTGGAATAAAACAAGACGTTAAGAAAGACCAGTTTAAGAAATTTAAATTGTAATGGAAAAAGCACAAAAGCATTGTTCTAATTGTGATACTAAATATTCAGTAGAATGGAACGAGGAAGAGCAAGAGTTAGAACCTCTTACTTGTCCTTTTTGTGGATATGAGGTAGAAGATGAAGAAGAAGTTGAGTGGGTCAACCACGAAGACAAAGAAGAAGATAATTGGAATTGATTACAGTTTAAACTCTCCTGCTGTTTGTATTGCAGATGAGAGTTTTAATTTTGATAAATGTAATTTCTTTTTTCTAACGAGTAAAAAAAAACATATGGGTATCTTTGGAAAAAATATTAGTGGTATAGAACACAAAGAATACAAAGACCCAATAGAAAGATTTTATAATTTATCTCAATGGGTAATAGATATTATAGATGAGTATGTTGGATTATATAATTTAGAAGTGTATATTGAAGGATACTCTTTTGGTTCAAAAGGCCAAGCAGTATTTCAGATAGCTGAAAATTGTGGTATTCTAAAATATAGATTGATGGATAAGAGAATAGATTATGAAACAGTTGTACCAACCCAAGTCAAAAAATTTGCATCAGGCAAAGGCAACGCTGACAAACAATTAATGTATGATAGTTTTTGTAAAGAACACAAAAACGAATTGATGAAAGATTTTGATATGGGAAAATTAAACAATCCTGTCACAGATATTGTTGACAGTTTTTATATTGCTAAATATGGTTTTGACAAAAATAAAAAATCTAATTGATATTATAAAATACAAATATAGAGAATACTTCCCTATAAGAGTATTAAGAGCTAGAGTTTATCCAAAAGTATTAGGTAATCTAGTAAAAGAATATGATGTCAATGAGATAGTTATAAGACCAGGTCCAGAACATTTAGAAAAAACAAAAGATCAATTCAAAAGATTAACAGAGAGTATGGATAGACTAGGTTTATTGTATCCTATTATTCTTACTTCATACGAAAG